AAGGCATTCAAGACTGTGGAGCCGCTTTTGGCAAAGGGAGAGGTGGGGGTGGCTGGCCGAGAGGCTGGTGATGTTCCCGCGGCACTGTTGCCGAGTGCCGTATTCAACTCCTACCGCACAAACACGGCAGGCTCGCCACTGGCTGAGCTGGCGAAGATGGGTTCACGCTACATCGTGGATCGCACACCGCAGACAGGCGGCAGTACGAGGGCCTTGATACAAAACAGCGCCATTGGCGGCGCTTTGGGCGCTGGCATGTTCACGAATCCGTTACTGGCCGCACCTGTAATCCCAGCCGGGATGGCGCTGAACCGTGCGCTGGGGTCTCCAGCCATTGCGCGCTCTCTGCTGGAGTCCTCAGCGCCTCAGATGGGCGGTTTGCTATCTATCGGGCAAAAGGCCGCGCCAGTGCTTATCGCCCAGTGATGCCACGCCAGATCCCATAGAGGAAAGCCAGGAAGCACACCACTCCTAGCTTGAGAAGCATCCAGTCAATAAAGTCCATGCCCGCTCCTTGCGGGCTTTTTTTTGCCCGAAAGATCATTTTCACATGATTTCACGAATCGCAATAGGGGCGGTTTGCTTCGCCCTGTCCGCTTGCGGAGGCGGTGGTCAACCCGTCACGGTTGACCTATACGGGGATAGCATCATGTCAGGGTACGGCGTGCAAGTCTCTCCAGCGGACCGCATTCGCTCAGCAAGGCCGGATTGGGGGGTGGTTGACCACTCCGTACCAGGAACGCCGCTCAAAGCTCTTATGCCAGGCTTTTCCAGCTCCCCACGTACCGGGCAAGTAGTCGTGATCGGGAATGGATTTGTTGACGCTTACCAGGGCATTGATGGGTATGCGCAAGACCTCCGGACGGCGGTTCTCCAAGTCGTAGCAGAAGGCCGCACCCCCGTTCTGACCGGCGTTATCGGCACGCCCAACCCACCAGCATTGGCCCATGAGTACAACGCAGCGACGCATCAAATAGCCAAAGAATACGGCCTTGCGCATGCTGGCTGGGGGGAGGCTTATCGAGAGGGTGACGCATCACCGGACGGCATACACCGCACACAAGCCGCATCGGATCGGCTGGCTGATCTGTTGATTCAGGCAATTGAAAAAGGGCAGGACGAATGACCCTCAAACAACAAGCCACAGACCAAGCCGTACAGCACACCACGAATTTCGTCGGCTCCAAGATCGCCACTGGGATGACCTATGGCGGTTTGGTCCGTGTGTTGCGGACTGATCGAGGGGCTGGCGCCCGCCCCACGCCGGTGGCCATAGACATTTGACAAAAGGAGGTAGCCGAGTGATCGAACAAAAACCAAACCGCCGCGCCGGGGACGGAGCAGTCAACGTGCTGGCCGAGCGTATCGACGGCCTGTGCGTGGACATGAACGAGATGAAGCACGGCATCGCAAAAATGGCCGATGCGCTCACAAAGCTGGCCATCGTGGAAGAGCGTCAAACGCAAACCATTTTTGCGCAAGAACGCGCCTTCAAAGCCCTGGAGCGCGTAGAAGAACGCCAGCACACGCACGAGCTTGTGTGCAAAGACCAAGACAAAGAAGTTCGCCAGCTCATTGCCGACAGCAACGAGCGCTTGGCCGCCCGCGTGGGCGAGCTGGAAAAGGCCGAGCCCATGCAGGCCCAAACCAGCAAATGGGTCACGGCAGGCGTGTGGGGTGCCCTGGCCCTGCTGGCATCGTTCATCGTGCCGCGCATCCTTGAGCGGGTGTTTCAATGAACCCCGCGCTGCGCTCCAAGCTCAAAGCATCCGGCGCTGCGGGGGCTGGCGCGCTGGCCTTGGCCATGATCTTCGGAGCGCACTTTGAGGGCACCGGCCCAACGCGCAAGGCCCAGGACGGCACACGCGAATACAAGCCATACCGAGACACGGGCGGAATCTGGACGGTGTGCCGAGGCGTCACGGGCAAGGCCGTGGTGCCTGGTCGCTGGCACACCGAAGGCGAGTGCCACGCCATGGAGAGCGCAGCCTATAAAGAGGCCGAGGACGGTGCGCGGCGGATTTTCACCCACTACGACACCTACAGCCGATGGATGCAAATGTCGCTGATCGACATGACATACAACGTGGGCGAACAGAAACTGCGGGGCAGGACCATCCAGCGCAAGCTGAATGCAGGCGACATGGTGGGCGGGTGCGAGGAGATGCTGCGCTGGAACAAAGGGCGGGTGAACGGCCAACTTGTGCCTCTGCCGGGCCTGGTGCTGCGCCGCGATGCATCAACTGAAATCTGCCGTGACTGGAAGGACTGACATGAATCCGATCATCCTGGCCATGTGGTGGTACTGGTGGAGGGCGTAGCGATGATCCCCCTCTACACCCACGCCATAGCCGCAGCCGTGGCCGGTGCGCTCGCTTTCGGCGGGGCTTGGCAGGTTCAGGGCTGGAGGTATGGCAAGCAGATTGCCGACATCCATGCGACGCACACACAAGCCGCACTCAAGCGCTCAGAAGCCGCACGCGCAGACGAAACCAAAACCGCATTGAAGGAATCGACACATGCCGCAGATACGTCGAAAAACTCTGACGAATTCACCACGTCACAACCGGTGCGCGATGCCATTGCTCGCGCTGACCTTGCTATTGCTGACCGGCTGCGCATCGGCGCCGAGCGCAGAGCCGCCACTTATCGTGCGCAAGCCCAAAGCAACGCCGCTGCCTGCAGCGATCTTGCAGATCGACACGCGGCCCTCGATGCGCACGTTGTCCGAGGGGCGGGCGTGGTTGCAGGACTCGGAGCGGATCTTGAGCGGCGGGACGAAGAAGTAGTGCTGCTGCGCAAGCAGGTTGACACCGAGCGGGCGCTGACAGCCGATTGATGCTGGAGGCGTGGCCGAAGTAAATGTGTGTCGCGTTACCTCATCGCTGAGGTAGTCCGGGAACGGCACATTGGATGCCAGCATTGCGCTTTCCATCGCAGAGAGCAGGCGCATGAGGCTCAAGAGTTCAGGTGTTGTCATGGCTCTTGCCCTCCAGCCGCGCCAAATGCTTCTTGACGTACGCCATGGCCGCAGCTTTGGCTTCCGCTTCCGTCAATCCAGAGTCGTTGCATGAGTTGTAGTACGGGACATCGGAGTCCCAGCCTGCTACCCAAAGCCATTCTGTGCGCCCTGTGTGTTGCGGGATATGTGCGATCACAGAGGCGAAAGTGCTTTTACCGTCATGCAGAACGCTACCGCGAGGCCCGGCGCCGATGGCCATCAGGCCGGTTTTTCTGGGTTTCAATTTCCAACGGAGTCTCATCACTTCCCCTCCTGTGCTGCGAGCCACGCCTCATAACGTTCGTAGGCGTCTTCGATGATGTGGTGTGCGCCTCCATTGCCGACCACGGTTTGGACGCAGCTCAACAAGTCGGACTTCAGAAAATCAAGCTCTGCCGCATCCTCCTGCACGCTGTCTGCCGCCTGTGCTGCGGGCGAGGGCTGGGGTGCTGCCGCGCTGATTGCTTCAGCCGCCATTTGCGCTGCCTTGATCGTGGCGTTCGCGCAGATCAAATCGTGGAAACGCTGGATCGCCCCGTGCAGATCGTGAGTGCGGCTTGCGGGACCAATGAGGCCGACGCTTTCCGCGAGCACCATCGTCGCAGTATCAATCTCGGCTGGCTCCCGTTGGGACGCTGGCTGGGTGGTTGGCGCGGAGACCGGGCACCAATGAGGTGTATTCCAATTGGTGTCGCCTATGTATTTGCTCTCTGGCAATGACGGATGTTCACAGTAGACGTAATGCCCGCTGTCACCCTGAACTGCATAGCTTTCCGAATTGCACGCCTTGCAGTCGGAGCAACTGCGCCTAACGGTCACATTCGGTCCGTACCCGCTCGGCCCCGCCACAGCGGCAGGCACTGCCACCTCACCACTTGGATGTATCAAGTTCAAAGGCCATTGATCGCTTACTTCCGGCAGGTTGTTTTCTGTGCAAAAACGTTTTATAAGCTCGGCTATCGGCGCGCAGTCATCTTTTGCCGACATAACCGTTCTTTCTTCCCTGGTGGTAAGCCATCCTACAAAACCATAAACAGCTTCCGCAGCATTCAGTTCTTTATTCATTTCAGTTTTCCTCTATTCGTTCAATCGCGCCTAACTCGGCGCTCGTTCGGACTCGCTGCGCTCGCCGCACAGCTCTGCGTTAAACCGCAAATGTGCAATCGCTGCGTCAATTGCTTTTCCTACCGCCGAAGGACAGGGCGCTTCGTCAATTTCAATATCGCCGCGCCGCCATTTGTTGTGGGCTTCCAGCACACGGGCAACGCGGTGCAAGTCATCAAATCCGCACACGCAACCCTGAATCCCTCTCGTGCATGTTGCCCAGCTTCGGCCCGCAAATTCTGCGCAAACTGTCATATCACTCTC